TATACTGTGTTAATTTAAAATCAACAACTTCATAATACATAAGGTATGCATCAATATGAATACTACATTTTCCTTGATTATTCCAATCAGTTGTATAAACAAACTTGATTGATAACCCATCATCTAGGAGGTATTCATAATTGTTAGTAATTGATTTTTTGTTAATATCAAGCTTTATTATCCTATTATCTTCACGAGTATAAGCGTGACTATCAGTAGAATCTTTATGTTTTACTTCATAACTACAATCAAATTTAAGGAGGGATACTCCTATATCTGAAACTGGTGTAGTTCCATCACTTTCAACCCCATAATAGTTATTACCACTTTCATCTCTGAATAAAGTATAGGGTCTAATTCTAATAAGCTTATCTGCATTAACATTTTTATTAGATGTATTATAGGGGTATTGAGAATTAACTATTTCCTTATAATCTTCATGCTCTAATTTAGCTATTCTTTCATTGATAGGCTTATCATCATAGAGGGTATCTTTATCAGGCTTATCCTCCAAACGCTGTATACGCTGTTTTAGAGGGGTATCATCGTATGCTAGAGCCACAGTGTCCTTATCTTCAAACTCAACCTCTTTTGTAGGGCTGTTTCTGAATGTGTAAGTAAGTTTTACTTTGTTACCTTCTCTTCCAACATTGACACCTGTTACAAAGTTATCTGTTCTATTTTCTAGTGTCTGAATACGTTGTCTTAGCTCTGCATCATTGTATAGAGTATCTTTATCAGGAGGAAGCTCAATAGAGTTCCCCTGTGTAATAGTGATAGTTCTACCATCAATAGAGAGTGTTTGGTCTCTATTAGGCTTAGTGTTATTAATAACACCATCATCACCAATAGAGATACCATTACCACCCTTATAGATTCTACCTTGACCATTCACACGAATCCATTCTGCTCTATCAGGAGATAAAGCATAGAGGTTTCCATCTGGTGTTCTATATAAATGGTCATAGTCACCTAAGAATGGGTCAGGTAATACATCCACAGGAGCAATCCAAGTATCTTTACTTGCTAGACACTCACTACAAAATGTTTTAGGGTTTCCCCCACAAGAATAGCAACTCATATTATCCTCCTGCTAGGTCATTTTCTGTCTTGTCATTACTTGTATGAATATAGCTTGAACCATCTGGAGAACCACCAGAAATATTGGTATTACCAGAGGCAATGTTTCTATCTTGTACAAAGTCACCATCTAAGCCACCTTGCCATGCTCCAGAGCGTTCAAGGTTATTAATAATCTTAGTTAGTGTTGATTTCAATTTAGTATTCTCAGCTCTAAGAGCACTGTCATCATAGGCTGTTTTCTTAGCCAACTCACTAGCTATCCATCCTAATTGCTCTGCTAGGTTCTTGTTAAAGCACCATTGAGCATAGGCAAATTTAGCTGATTGGTCAGGTAAGTCACACAGTTGAACATCTCTTAGCATTAAAGCCATTTGTTTGACTTTATCATTATTCTGTGCAGATAGTGATTGGTGTCCTGTAAGACCTGTTACAATACCATCACATCTACAATCTACACAATCTGTCATTTATTTCTCCTTTTATTGAGGTATACCTGCTCTCATTGGTCTTGGTCTAGGTCGTTCTTGAGTAGGCTCTACAAAGCAACTAATGTCACAATCAAGAAGGTCACACTTCTTAATAGGAGGTAATGGTCTTTCAGGAATGTGTAAGTCTAATACTTCACCTTTAAAGGTATTTCCAAAGAACTCCATGACGTAGTCTGAACCTTCTGGTGATTCACCATATTGTTTACCTGCATCAGGATGACCACCTAGAATCTCAAAGTCAAACACAGTACCAATACCTGCAAAGAGCATTGAACCAGCAGGTATAGAAGGCTCATTTGATACACCACTACCTGAGATATTATTGAAATACCCTGAACCATATTGACCAATATCAGCACCATTAGGAATCTTAAAGATTGTTTGGCTATTATTTAGTTTAGCCCAGAATCCTTGTTGATAGTCAATATCGTTTACTACACAGACAATCATTAGGTTTAATGGCCTTCCTTCATCATCTGTGAAAGTAAAGCTACCCTCTACTCTATAAAGATGGAATATATCAAAGGCAATTCCTCCTGAATAGTTAAACACAGTGATATACTTAGCTGATTCATAGTCATGGTCATAGAATGTATTAGCATCTGAACGAATATGAAAGTTCTTAATCTTAACCTCTACATTGACATTCTTACCTGTAGTAGTCTTAGCTACATGGTTGAGCTTAACCTTAACACCGGGTTTTAGTCCTTCACCAACAAACTTAATTTGAGAATTGTCTCCAAAACCAATTCCTCCTACAACATAGTCAACATCTTCCTTAGTTGTAGCAATAGAGAATCCAGAATAGTAATCAAAGCTACCCCTACCAGATTCATTATATGTACCTGATAAATAGATACCATCCTTAATCTCTGTGGTAGAGTCTTTCTTGATTTGGTCTAGTCTTGCTGTATTCTTGTTGAGGATTCTAATTTCCTCATCATATATCTCTTTAGCCTTTTTATAAATAACCTCTATAGATTCATTTTCCTTAAAGGTTATACCTCTTAAGCGTTTGACTTTCTCTCTGTTTCTCTTAGAAGTAATATCATTAATCACATCCACAGTATTATCCATACAGTGCTGAGCTTCACAGAGCTTCTTGACCTTCTTCTGTATTCTTGTGATTCTACCCATTGTCTTACACAGAGTTGCTATGAGCCTTCTTGAATGACAATAGATATGACTGATACCCTTCTCTGTGTTACTTGTGATATAACACTGCTCTGAGTCTCTTACAATATCTCCTGAGCGCTTAATATTCTCTAAAGACCTATCAGATTCACACCAATTAAGGTCTAGGAGTTTATCATCACACTTACAATTACATGAACCTGACATAGTACCTCCTAGCAGTTTTCACAATCAATAACACAGCCTTGTGTAGAAGTAAAGAATCCAATAGAGATTGTATTAGTAGTCTCTGTATCTACCCAAGAGTCAAAGAATTTGAATAGCTCAATATCCTTAACACCTGTTGATGCAGAGTATTTGACATCCTTGTTGATAATAATCTCTCTTACTTCACCAGACCAAGCTAAAGCAGGGTCATAACTCTTCTCAAAGACTTTCTCTCCATCTGATTTAGACACAGAGATAATAGCCTCATTGATAAATCTACCCTTCTTACCTACATAGGAAATGTTGGAGAAAGTCACCTTATCAATGTGTGTCTTAACATCACCAGTCTTCTCTAGTGAGGTTGTATAATGTACTTTACCTGTGATTGTACCTTCACCTTGAGAAGTTCCATTAGCAAATTTATCCCACTTAAGTTTAAATGAACCATCCTTGCCAATATCAACTAACTTAACTCTTCCAGAAGACATTACTTGCTTCATAGAAATAGCTATATTCTCCACAGTAGTTCCCTTTAAGAGTCCTAGAATCTCTGTTAGCTGAGCATTCTGACACTTAGCTGTTGAACAAAGGCTATCTACTTTTCTCTCTAAACAATCTACTGCCTTAAGAATATAGCACACAAAGTTTATGATATTTGTAAAAACACACCAGACAGCGTAAAACGCTTGTCTGATGGCTTCTTGTACATTACACCACTCTGACATAGAGATTTTACGCATGGCTGGTCTGATTTTTAAGTCATTTAGTTCATATAACTTAGAGCAATTACCTGGACTAGGCTCTACTTTTTCACAATCACAGTTTTTACTCAAACAGTTATCTGACATACTAATTACTCATTTTCTTTCTTATATGCAATGTTAGACAATCCTAGAAGTGTACCCAAGAACGTATTAAACGCTGTTAGGATAACAACAGGAGTAGTCATATCATAACCTAGTTGAACTCCTACAATACCTGCAAATGTGATAAATGCAGGAAGAGCAGTTGTAGCAACAAATTTAAGTGTGTCATATACATTGTTATTTAATTTCATTTAATTTCTCCTATGCAAACAATCCAACAAAGTTAAAGATTACTCGTTTACCTACCAAAGATTGTGGAACATCTGTTACCCTAACAGTTCTATCAGCATACCACATAGAAATAGGTTCATTACCAATATATGCCTGTACTTCAATAAACTCTATTGGTTTAGGTGTATTTGGAGGAAACTCACAGATTATTGTATTAGCAGACATTGGCTTTAAGATAATACCATCTAGCTTCATACTACCAAATGAGGTGACATTATTATGAGATAACACAGGAACTCTTCCATCATTAGTATACCTAAAAGAATCAGGTGACTTCCATGTAGCATTATACTTGACTAGTTTTTGTGTTCTCTTGTTATTGTCAGCAATAACCTTGTCTACTTCACCTTTTGTGTAATACTTGTTGAAGGCTAAATCAGCATTGATTGTGAATACCTCTTCACCATTCTCTTGTGATTTAACCACAGTAAGCCCATTGGTAGTAGATTTTACATTATAATGTGTATCCTTATCCTCTTTAGTTTCAAGAGCTGTGATACGTTCCTTAAGTGGAGCATCATCATAAACTGTGTCTTTATCTACCTTATTCTCTAGGGCATTTAAGCGTTCTTTGATAGGTGTATCATTATAGATAGTACCATTACTTTCCCTATTCTCAAGTTCTTGCACACGGGCTTTTAGAGCTGTATCATCATAAGCGATTGCCTTAGTGTCATTATCATTGAACTCAAGATTAGTAGAAGAACCATCAATATTAGTGTAAGTAAGAGTAACTACATTACCTTGTCTTGTCACACCAGCACCAGTCAAGAATGATTTAGTCTTCTCTTTAAGAGCTTTAATCTCTTCATCTTGCTCTGTGTTTTTAGCTTTAACCTCAGTATCATCATACTTAGGAAGCTCCACAGAGTTTCCATTAGAGATAGACAATGTGTGGTCAGTAAGACTTAATGTTTGTTTATCACTATCCTCTTTAGCTTCTAATACTCTAAGACGGTTATCTGCATCAGTTTTGTTGTCTGCAATAGACTTAGCTAATTCAGTATCTTTAGTTTCAAGGGATTCTACTTTACCTCTAAGCTCTGCATCATTATATACAGTATCCTTGTCTTCCTTAGCTTCTAAGGCACTTACACGACCAGCTAATGCTGTATCGTCATATACTGTACCTTTATCAGGCTTAATTTCCAAAGCTGATATACGAGCATCTAATGATGTGTCTTTTTCAGTCAACTCAGATACTTTAGCTTTTAAAGCTGAATCATCATAGATAGTGTCTTTATCTTCTTTAGATTCAAGAGCACCAATACGGTTTTCCAACTCAGTATTCTTAGTATTTTGTGCTTGTTTATTGTTATCTACTTTTGTATCTACAGTTTGAATTTGAGCTTTAACCTCAGCATCATTGTAGATTGTGTCTTTGTCTTCTTTTGTTTCTAGAGCAGTAAGGCGTTCTTTAACAGCAGTGTCATCATAAGCAAGAGTTACTGTATCAGAATCTTCAAATTCAACCTCTTTATTAGAACCATCAACGTAACTATAAGTCAATTTGACTTTGTTACCTTCTTTGTTCACAGAGACTCCAGATACAAAGTTGTCTGTTTTGACTTTGAGAGCATTAACTTCATTAGTCAACTCTTGGTCTTTGTTAGCCAATTCTGTGTCTTTAGCCTTAAGCTCTTCCACACTAGCCTTCAAAGCACTGTCATCATATTTAGGAAGTGTAACTGCATTACCCCCACTGATTGACAATGTATGGTCTTCAAGAGTAAGAGTTTGGTTGTCATTATCAACCTTGTTTTCTAGGGCAGTAATCTTACCATCAATCTCTTTATCTTTAGCATCAAGCTCTGCGTTCTTAGCATCTTGAGTTGACTTGTTACCATCTACCTTGCTCTCTAAGGCTGTAATTTGTCCTCTGACAGCACTATCATCATAGATGGTATCTTTGTCTTCCTTGTTCTCTAACGCTTCAAGACGAGCATCTGTGTGCGTTCTAAGAGCAGTTAAGTCATTTTCAACTCCTTGGATTGCACTTTCATTAGCTTTAATACCTTGCTTAACTTCTGTGTCATTGTAGATTGTGTCTTTGTCTT